TTATAGGAACAGTTGCAGTGATAACGTCACTTACAACTTATATCGGAATGAAGTTCATTGAATGGTTGGAATGTGGAAAGTGAGAGATGATATGAAAGAATTGATTATGCTAATGCGATCTTATAGGAACAATTACTACGAGTGGCTTGCGCTGAAAGAAAAAACTGGTGTGATGTCACCAGGATATGAAATGCATTTATCTGGGTACTCTGACAAGTCAAAGAGTTTATTGAATGATCTACAAAGAAAAGAAGAACTTGAAGAAGAAATGAAGAAGGTGGAAGACACAATAAAGCTCTTATACGATAACGAAAACAAAGATTATTATCGTGTAATTTATTTGAAGTACATCAAGTTCATGAGGCTTGAAGACATTGCGAGCATGATCCATGTATCAAACGCTACGGTATACAGAACATATGACAAAGCAAAGAAAGAACTATTTAAAGCAGTGAAACTTGATAGTAAATGCTAAGTAATGATAGTGAATGAGAGAAGAGAATATGTTAATATGATATTGCTGATAGTTGTAGCAAGAGAAGTCATATTAACATGTGGCTTCTCTTTATTATTGGAGTGATATAATATGAGGCCTGATAGAATAGGACCCCACCGCATTCAATTTGAAAAGAACAAGAAGATTATCTTGAAGACACGCAACGTATGTGGAATCTGTGGCAAGCCTGTTGATGTCTCGCTTAAATATCCACATCCGTTATCGCCAGTCATTGATCACATTGTGCCAGTCGCGAAAGGTGGACATCCATCTGACATAGATAACTTGCAGTTGGCACATTGGCAATGCAATAGATACAAATCCGATAAGCTTTACAGTGAAAAAAAAGAAGTAAAGAAAGTAGTTGGAAACAGGAATCTTCCGCATTCTATCAATTGGATTGCATATAGAGCAAAAAAGAAATAAAAAATTTTTTGAAGTGGGGGGTTACTCCCCACTTGCCCCCTCGTTCAGACGTTCGCGCTGTACTGTACGTTTTTTCTCGTGCGGGGCTTTTTGGTTTGGAAGATAAATAATACAAAGAGAAGAAAAAGGAGGTTTATGGGGCAAATATGAAAGGAATAGGCTATCTCAGAAGAAAGCTTGCTACCTTTGAAGGGCGTGCTAAGATGAGATACAAAAAATACGCAATGAAGGAATGGGACAGGGACTTGAGTATCACCATTCCACCACGAATAAGAAACCTATATAGAAGCTGTCTTGGGTGGAATGCTACAGGTGTAGATGCACTTGCTGACAGGCTCGTGTTCAGAGAGTTTGCTAATGATGATTTCAATGTAAATGAAATATTCAAACAGAACAACCCTGACGTCTTCTTTGACAGCGTGGTTCTTTCAGCACTGATTGGCGCATGCTGTTTTGTCTACATTTCAAAAGACGGCAACGAAGCACCGCGTTTACAGGTTATCGAGTCATATAACGCAACAGGCATCATTGATCCAACGACAGGGCTTCTTGAAGAAGGTTATGCTGTTCTGAAACGTGATGACAACAACAATCCTGTCATTGAAGCATATTTCACGAGCGAAGAAACGTGGTTCTACGAAAAAGGAATGGAGCCATATAGAAAAGTAAACACTGCAGGTGTGCCACTCCTTGTGCCTGTCATTCATAGACCTGATGCTGTAAGACCATTCGGTAGAAGCCGAATCACACGCAGTGGAATGTACTATCAGAGATACGCAAAGAGAATGCTTGAAAGAGCTGAAGTTACTTCCGAGTTCTATTCTTTCCCACAGAAGTATGTTCTTGGGCTTTCACAGGACGCTGAGCCAATGGACAAATGGAAAGCCACAATTTCCGCAATGCTGCAGTTCTACAAAGATGAAGACGGTGATAAGCCAACTGTTGGACAGTTTGCAACAGTCAGCATGTCTCCGTTCGTGGATCAGATAAGAATGGCGGCTTCTGGATTTGCAGGTGAGATGGGGCTTACGCTTGATGATTTAGGTTTTTCTTCTGACAATCCATCATCAGTAGAAGCGATAAAGGCTTCACATGAAAACTTGCGACTGGCAGGAAGAAAAGCACAGCGCTCTATCGGAAGTGGCCTTCTTAATGTGGCATATGCCGCCGCTTGTCTCAATGATGATTTTAATTATTCAAGAACACAGTTTGTGAACACGACAGTAAAATGGGAACCACTATTTGAAGCTGATGCTAATACATTAACGCTTATCGGTGATGGAGCAATCAAGCTCAACCAGGCGATACCTGGTTTTGTTGACGGTGAGACAATACGTGACATAACAGGAATCAAGGGAGCAACAACAACTCCGGTGACTGATACTGAGGGTGAAGGCAATGAATGAAGATATACTTCCAAAAATTCTTGAAAAAGTCAAGAAAGCATTTGAAGAAGAATACGCAGACAATATAGAAATCTCGTCACTGCTCGACAAGGCGGATTCAAAGGCAGCAACATACATTGACGCAAACGCATATGCAGATGAAGTTGGAAAGTCGCTAGCTAGAACGTTCAAGAACAAAATCAGTTCCAGCGATCTGCCGGATGGCAAAATGTACTACAACATTGCGAAAAGACTGTTGAACGACACGCTAAAGAACAACTACAATCTTATATCAGACTATGCAGTGAGTGTGCAGAAAGAACTCAACAGAAAAGCCAAGCTGAGTCTTGAAGCAAAAAGGCCAGAGCTTAATGAAGACAGAATAAGAGGAATCGTCAAGAGACTATCGAACGAAGATGATTACGACAAAATCAAGTGGATTCTTGATGAGCCGATTGTAAACTTCTCACAGTCGATAGTTGATGATGCAATTCAAACGAACGCATCTTTTCATGCAAAAGCTGGACTGCATCCGAAGATAACAAGAATATCTGTAGCAAAGTGCTGCGAATGGTGTACAAGAATCGCAGGTACATATGATTATTCGGAAGCACCAAAAGACATTTTCCGCAGACATCAGAACTGCCGATGTATTTGTGACTACAACCCAGGAGACGGGAAAACTCAGGAAGTTCAGGACGTTTGGACCAAAAAGTGGAAAAAGAACGAAGCTAAAGATAAGAGGATAGAAGACTATCACGAGAAGCTTTCCAAAAAGAAAGAAGCAGAATCAATAAAGAAGAAGATGAGAAGACTAAAGGCACAGTGATATAGCATATCTTTGTGCTTTTGTCTTACGAAATAAGATGGCAAGTAAAGAAACGAGAAAAGGACGTCAGACGCCTACTCAGTCAGTTATTCTTCCATATTCTAAAACTTTGGCAGGTGAAGCCGTCAAAATCTATGAAGAAACAGGACTTAAAGCGTATCCGTGGGAAAAGAATCTGTTGGAACCTATCATGGCAGTTGGTGATGATGGTTTATGGATCCATCAGAAGTTTGGATACTCTATTGCACGAAGAAACGGAAAAACTGAAGATATCTATATGTTTGAAATGTGGGCTTTAGAAAAAGGTCTCAACATTCTGCACACAGCCCACAGAATCTCAACTTCTCATGCATCATTTGAGAAGTTGAAAAGATATCAAGAAAAGCGAGGATTGGTTGACACAAAGGATTTCAATTCAATTCGTGCAAAAGGGCAGGAGAGAATTGAACTTTATTCTACGGGTGGTGTAATTCAGTTCAGAACAAGAACATCAAACGGTGGTCTCGGTGAAGGCTTTGATGTGTTGATCATTGATGAAGCCCAAGAATATACGACTGAACAGGAGTCAGCACTGAAGTATACTGTTACAGATAGTCAGAACCCTATAACTATTATGTGTGGTACACCACCGACACCGGTGTCGAATGGAACAGTATTTTCAAAATACAGAGATTCATGCCTTTTTGGAAAAGCAAAGTACTCAGGTTGGGCCGAGTGGTCAGTCACCGAAGAAAAAGAAATGGATGATATCGACGCATGGTATCAGACAAACCCATCGCTTGGATATCATCTTACCGAAAGAAAGATAGAAGCGGAACTAGGAGAAGACAAGCTTGACCACAATGTTCAGAGATTAGGCTACTGGCCGACATACAATCGAAAGTCTGCAATTTCAGAGACTGAGTGGAAAGCGCTTCTTGTTGATCAGATGCCTGAATTGACAGGAAAACTGTTTATCGGCATAAAGTACGGTAATGATGGAACAAATGTCGCGATGAGTGTTGCGGTACGAACAGCTGACAAAAACATATTTGTTGAGTGTATAGACTGTCGTTCGGTCCGCTCAGGTAATACGTGGATGGTTGCATTTTTGAGGGGAGCCGATGTTGCAAAGATTGTTATTGACGGAGCAAACGGGCAGAGCATACTTCAAAAGGAACTTGAAGAGTATAAAATCAAGAATGTGTTGCTTCCGACAGTAAAAGAAGTCATAGTTGCAAATTCTCTGTGGGAGCAGGCAATTTACAAGAAGTCATTAAGACATGCAGAGCAGCCATCATTTGATAATGTGGTAACAAATTGCGAAAAAAGAAACATTGGTTCAAATGGTGGTTTCGGATATAGAGCACAGTATGATGATATGGATATTGCATTGATGGATAGTGCGTTATTGGCGCACTGGGCTTGTGCAATGGACAAGCCAAAGAGAAAACAGAAGATAGTCTATTAAGAGCACTCAGAGAGCGCTCTTTTTAGATATAAAAATTAACCTTACGCAAGGGTAAATGCGGAGAAAGGAGGCATTTACATGCCATTTAAAAAAATTGAAACACAGGAAGAACTGGATCGTATCATCGGTGAAAGATTAAAAAGAGAAAAAGAAAAGTACGCTGATTACGATGAACTGAAAGCAAAACTAAAGGAGTTTGAAGATTCGGCATCAGATATTGAAGAACTAAAAGAAAAATTAAAGACGCTTGAAGAAGAAAATGAAGAGTTATCAAGCAAAAAAGCAGAATATGATGCGCAGAACACTGAACTTGAAAATCTAAAGAATAAGCTTTCAGGGATTGAAAGAGAAAATTTATTAAGAAAGGTTGCTAAGGAACATGGTATTCCTGAAACATTTGCAAGTAGATTACGTGGAGAAGATGAAAAAGCACTAAACGCAGATGCAGAGACATTATCGGAATACATGAAAGCCTTAGAAAAGCCAGCACCACGCAAGGACACTGAGCCAAGTGGTGTCGAAAAAAGCGAAGCGTCATGGATTAACATGGCACAAAAATTGAGAGGAGAATAGAAAAATATGCCAGCATTAAAATCAGTAGAATTTCCAAAAGAATTAGTAAAGGAAGTAATGAGCAAAGTCAAAGGACACTCATCATTAGCAATGGTCTCATCGCAAAAGCCAATTCCTTTTTCAGGCACAGAAGAATTTATTTTTAACTTAGAAGGAAATGCACAGATTGTCGGCGAAGGAGAACAGAAAAAAGAAGG